CAGTCATTCAATCTATCATGATTTTCCAACCAAGAATTAGAAATTTCGCCATAGTTTTTACTTTCTATAAATGTATTTATTTTTTTATAGGTCTCAGTAATATCTTCTTCAATTGATTCAATTTCGGAACTATTGTCGAAGTATATGAAATTGTCAAAATTTTGTTTGTAAGATTCCTGACAGGATTGAGCAAGTTCCCATTTTTCCCGTCTGATTGATTCGGCAATCATTTTTGTCAGTCTTTGATTTCTTTCCTGACTGGCTCTATCTGTGGTATTAACAAATATCATGATTGTTTCATAACCAAGTTCTTCTAATTCTTCCTTGATTGTAATGATGCGAGAATGGTCATCAGCAGGTCCATTAATGATTAATGGACCACGATTTCTGATTGCTTCTCTACGGAAGTCATTAGATTTTTCGGCCAACTTCTGTTTATCCATTAGGTAGTCAAACCCTTGTACAGAATTCAACTCTACTGCTTTTGATTCAGCAATTGCTTCACGGATGATAACATCTTTACCAGAACCTGGTCCACCTGTTACAAAAATGGCTTTGAATATACCACGGTTGTAAGATTCGTGTAATCCCATACCTTTTCTTGTGTCATGCATCAATTCTTTTGCATGAGTATCAGAAACATGGTGTGGAACGCCTTGTTTAAACTTGGCAACATCTTTATTTTTAGCGTGTTCACGCATCTTGGTACCAGACATACCTTCTGTTCCCTCTGCATCTGGATCACGGTGGCCAGCAGAATGTACATGAATCTTTTTGAAATGGTATAAAGCACCTTCATGTGAACCATTATATTGGTTCAATTTAGCTTTCATTTCATGTGTGCGGTCAGAACCAACCACCATGTGCAGATGAGTTACACCTTTTTTGTGTAGTTCAGCTGCATGATGTAAGAATGTAGGATGTTCTTTTGATGATGCATGAAAATTAGTATCTGGAGAATATCTCTTTAGATGTTTAACCTTCTGTGCGGCCGACAAAGGATTCTTTTTTGCATCTTGGGAATGAGAAGTTACAACAGTATGTGTCGCATTTTGCTTCTTAGCTACTTCTTTAACTTTATCAATTAACTTCAAGTGGCCAGAGGTAGGCGGATTCATTCTACCAAAAGTAAAGACATGGTGTTTTTCACCTGTCTTTTCTTCTTGTAATATATCTAAAAATGACTTCATTTACGGACTTTTAACAGATTTTGTTTGGCGAATTCTGCACGGTTGACCAATTTAGTTGGTTCATTATTGTGATGTACAACGAAACCTTCTGGCTTAGACTTCTTGCCTTCAATGTGGTGGTGGTAACGACCTTCATGTGTTTCCAAAGAATTTACCAACGCATTCTTGGCTTGGTGTAGGTGGTGGTGCATCGCAAACAAATGACCGTAATGTGACTTATGCTTCTCTACATGAGCAACCTGTGACTTGCCTTCACCTGTTTTTTCTGCCTTAGATTTTTCAGTTTTAACTTTAGCAGCCTGTTTTTCATGTGCATCATGTAGATGTTCTTTGAAACCTTTAACAGATGGAACTTCATCATGTCTAACTGTTTTATTGATGTATGTAGATAAGTGACCAGTTTCACCACCATGTTTGTGGTGTACTGCATCATACATTTTGTGGCCATGTGTATTATGGATTTCTTTTGCAGCAGCCATATGAGACTGGAATTTCTTTTCGTTTGCATCAGAATGTTTAACTTTGCTGGTGTCATGTTCTGCACCGTGGATGTGTACATCTGGATGTTCTTTGAAATTGTGGTGGTCAACATGAGGCGAAGCACTTTTCATGTCATCACTATATTTCTGATGAACTACAATACCTACTTTAGATTTCTTGACCTTTTCAGTATCTTCTTTACTTTTAGGTGTATAAGTGATTGTGTTTGGTGTAAAAGATACTTTAGTACCTTTGGCCTCTAGAATAACTTCTTCATGTAAACTTTTGGTTTCTGCATGGTGCATCAAGTCGCCTTGGTAAACACCATGTTTTGGTGTTACTTTTGGTAGATGTTTGAGTGCGTGTTTAAGTGTTTTTGCAAGACCAGGTGCATGGCCATGATTTCTGTCAATGTCTTTTTCTGTGTGATTGATTTTTGGATCTTTGTTGAAAGCCGACTTAGTTGCAACAAAAAACTTACCATTTTTTGGATGGTGACCAAAGACAAGGGATGGAGAGCCATCATACTTCATTGTCAAGTCACTATGACTTGCACCAGCTTTCATGTGTGCATGAGCTTTCATTAGTGCTTCATGAGCGTGTTCAAAACCGGCATGGCCGTGCATCAAAGGACGGTCTTCGGCATGGTGAATATGCTTAAGTTCCGAACCTTCGGATTCTTCTTTTAAGAAAGACTGAAATGTTAACATTGATTGTACCTCTAGAAATGCAACACACTTTGGTTGCCAATGGGCTTATTTATACGATTAGGAATTCCATTTATTGACAAAATCCGTGCAAACTCCAGTGATGGCCAATGTTTTTACATAATCCCACTGGCCGTCACCTATTTCCGGTAAAACAGCGATGCTTTTAGGAAACAATTGTTTTATCTTAGGATAGGTCCAAATATAACCCCAACTGGTTAAGGTAACATCATCTTTCTGGTGCCAGAAACAATGTACACCTTTTTCCCTTAGTAGATTCAATGCATCCAGGTTCTTACAGTGAATCCATAGGCCATCTTGTGACAGAAATTCAATAGTTGTTTCATATTGAGGTTTATCGTGTCCCAACCACCAACTGTCATGGTGCCACCAAACATCAATTTCACAAGGAATACCTTCTGACAAACAATATCGTATTTGTTTTGGATTGTTTTCCAATTCTTTATCAGGACCGTCAAGTAGAGCACGGTGAGCTATCACTATCATCTATAGAATTCCTTATTCAGATGTATTTGTTGCCACGGCAAATTCAACATTTCAATAAAGGTTGTAGATGCAGTATGTGGACACAATAGATTTGTTTTATCATATATCATTGGTAGATAACAAATAGCTTTACAGAAATTGATAACACTAAATGCATTACCAACTTGTAACATATCGCCAGTGCCTTGGCCAGTATGATTTGGATGAAAAACGGTATAGAAATGTTTTGGATCAAAATCAGGAAGTTCTTGGTGCACCAACATATCTGGTCTGGTTCGTATCACCAAATCATACTGTGTTCCTGTTTTCATAATATAGTCCTCAAGCATCAAAATGCCCTGACCCATCTTAAAGAACATTGAAAGTATATTCAAAGACCTATGATTGTAGTTTGGATATCTCTTTATCTGTTCTAAGAAATTCTCTCTGTAGTCATCAAAGTTTTGAATTGCCACAGCTTTGGCACCATACGCCTCTGCAATAATACCATGTTCTATTCCTGGTGTGCCTTCAATAAAACCTTCTTCATCATTACCAGCAGTTAGACCATACCATCCTTCTTCACTCCATGTATTGATAAAGATATCCGGATTATATTTGTCAATAAATCGTTGTTTGAAATTAGGTAGAACTTCTTTCCAATGGCGCATATGGCCAGTTAATACTATTGCTACTTTCATTTTTTGTGCGCCAAAAAGTAATTCAAATCTTCTGGGGTTCCAATTCCCCACATACCCGTAACTTGTTTGACACGAATCTTTTTACCATCTTCAATCGCTTCATTGAATACAGGTGCAACATAGAATTCATTGTTTGTACGGATGTTCTTGTCAATCATCTGTTCGGCATACTTAACATAATCAGAACCTTTGTTCCAGTAGTAAACTCCCACCGTTGCTTGGTTGGAGATGACTTTCTTTTCTGCGACCTCCGAAACAAAACCATTGTCATCCAATTTGGCATATGACCACTTAGGATGTGTGGCTTGGAATGTAAGCATGCCACCATCAATTGAATCTGCCTTAAAAGCATATAGACATTCATTTGAATTCCATTCAACATATTGGTCTGAGTTTGCCATAATCAATGGTGCATCATTATTAATAAATTCTTTAGCCAATAATGTAGTACAAGCTGCACCTTCTGTTATACCATCAACCTGAACGATTGTACAATTAGGTGCAATCAAGTTAAGCAAGTATTTTAAATTGTATTTTTCATAGTGTTCTTTTTGAACCAAGAAAATGTAGTTTGCTTCAATGTTCAAATTCTCAACAACCACTTGAATCATGGGTTTACCATTAACTTCAATCAATGGTTTTGGGAATGTGTAACCTGCCTGAGCAAATCTGGAACCTGCACCTGCCATAGGAATAAGAACATTCAATTTCTCATCACGCCACGGAATCGTTGTATCGTTAATGTTAAACTTATCAATCATATCTAAAAACTTAGTCCCTTCTAAATCATATGCATCTTTTACTGGATAAAGGTGAGCACCAGAATTGATGGCACCCTCACGACCTATGTGTGAATCTTCAATAATGATAGTGTTCTTAGGCAAAGATTTCATCTTTGTCATACACTGCCAATACATTTCAGGAAATGGTTTTGGATTAAAAACATCTTCATTGCTTACAAAGTAATCCACATATTGAATTATATTCATTGAATTAAGAGCAATCTTAACTGTTTCACGGATGCTATTAGATGCAACAGCAACCTTCCATCCTCTTTTCTTCAATTGATTCATCAACCATGGAACTGAACTATTTCTTGGACAACTAGGAATTAACTTAAATGTTTCTTCTTGTTTCTCTCTCCAAATTTCATTATAGTATTCAACTGGTAGACCTTTGTCTGCCGTCAACATCTGTAGTTTTCTTGTGGTGTTCAAGCCATCATATTTTGATAGATGTTCTTCACGGGTAATTATATATTTTGATGTGTCTGTAACTTTAAGTAGAGCCGCATTAAGTGTTTCATAATGCATCTCACGGGAATCTATCATTACACCATCAAGGTCAAAAATAACTAATTTATTCATTTTATTCCCAAGTTGTGCCTTCGCAATCTAACCAATATCTAACTATTTTACCTTTACCATCCAACAAATGAAATGGTAAACAATGTAGCAGTCCTCTGCTTGAATTGTAGTATAACAGATTCTTAGGTGCTCTGTCAAGCGACCATGCGAAATGTGAAGTACCAGTATCACCACCAATATAAGTTTCAGCCGTCATTATATGTTGTATGTTTTGCATGAAGTTGGATGAATACTCCCAACCAGTAAAGGTACATCTTTCTCTGAATTGTTCCATACCACAAATAATCTTTTCATAATTATTGTATTCTTCTGTTGAATATTCGGAGATTATCTTTTCTAATACAGATTGTGGCCAATTTCTGTAAACATTATATGGTGCATCAAATATTGGAAATACAACAATCTTCTTTTCCATTATCAATGAATTCTTTATGTATACATTGTCACCAATAATATCACGGAAGTCCCATAGATTTACTCGTTTCCAAGGTAATGTAGTGTCTCCGGGAGTTTCTGAAAAGAAGTCTGTATTCTTCAAAATAAATTGATAAAATTTTTGTATGTAATCAACCTTACTAACAGAACCAGGTTCCATATGAAATTTTATATCTGGATTCTTTTGTTCTTTTCTAAGGTGTGCAACAACATTGGCCACAGCAATCAAATCACCGTTTTTTACACCACCACCAAAAACTCCATGTTTAACATTAATAATCATAGGTATTTTTCCAATTCACTTGCATGAACTAATTTTGCTTTTCGGTCCAGATAGAAGTGTTTCTCAAATACTTGGTTGATGTTCTTTCCATTGTCCCATGTAATGCCATCACCAACAATCCATTCAGGATTCCAATCTTCTGGTTTCCAAACACAAAACAATTCTTTATCAAGTAAATCAGCCATCATGCCGACACCAGTAAAGTTTGTGATAAATGGTTTTTTAGATTCTTTGATGATGTAACAATTCGTCAATAGGTCATTATTGAAATCAATAAATTCAAAATCTTTGAGGTGAGATAGAATGTTTGTTTTTCTTCTATTATCGGTACTGAAATGATCCCACCTGTCACCAACATAATAAGTGTCTTTGATTTCCACATCACATTTTGGATATTTTAGTATGAACTTATCATCAACTTCAAAATCCAATTTATGGATATCTTTTAGAAAGTTTTCATATTTACAGGTTTCAATTGGTCTATTAGGATTTCTTTTGTATTCACCTTCAGAACCCCAATTGTCCATGTAGATTACTTCACCTTGAAACTCATTGTCAAAGTAAACATTATGAAACAAATCCTGATACATCAAGAATTCTTTAAAACCTTTAAATTTTGCAGTTTGGTGTTTAACAATTAAATTGAATTTGCCAAATTTGTTGTGAAGGCCAGCCAATACCGGAACACAATTCAAAAAATCACCCAAGGCGTCAGTTTGTCTTACATAAAAATTCATTTCATAATTCTTTCATATAACGATTTGAAATTATCACCTTCCATTTTTTCCCACATATGAATAAATGGAATGTAATTTGTCATCTCAAAGGGAACATTATTATCATCTATCAATATTTGTTTCTTTGATGGTAAAATTTCGTCCTTGTCTAAATTGAATGTCATTACAGGATATTCATGGTACTCAATTGGACTAACATCAAACTCAGAGAATGCCAACGAATAACAAGCTTCTTCTGTTCTGGACATTCTAAAGAATCTTTTACATCCATACTTGTCGTAGTTCAAAAACTTTTCTCTAACTGATGCATAAAACCTATGTGTAGTTTTACTCTTTCTAATATATATGAACCCACAATGGACAGCAGGTATATGCTTACCTACGATGTTTGAGATATTGTATCCTTGATTCCAATGCCAATGTGCATCACACTTTTTCTTACCTAGTGTTCTGACTGGAAATTCTGATTTGGCCAAATAATCCCAAAGATGGTCTGGATTGTATTGACACAATACATCACTGTCCAAATTGATTGTTTCATCATAAGGTAGAATCTTATCAAAATTTACTCTGGCATAGATACAAAATTTCTCAAAGTTATTATTACAATCTTTGTATGTTTCTTCATCCACTGTTGTATCAAATGGAGTATATTCATCAAAACAACCAAAAGACTTTGCATAATCCAAATCTTCTGGATTGATTAACAAACAAATAGGTCTTGTTGTATCATGTTTCTTAATTGTATTTGCTAGAAGTGAGGCCTCAAGAATGTATCTTTGACCTATAGCAATTAGGAAGTAACCTTGAGACATTATATCAAGGTATCTAAAGCTTGGTAGATATCAAATTTAGGTTTGTATCCCAATCTTTGTATTTTTGAAATATCTAATACCATATTCTTTGTCTGTACTTTTTGGTGAAATTTTGCTGATTCTATATTTTTTAACATAGACATGGAATCTGTTTTATTTTTAACATAAGTCAAAGCATCTTTTAAGTATATTTCTTTACCATTACCAACATTATAAATGGTATTCAATTCACCATTATCAATTATAAGATTAATTGCTTGTACCACATCATCAACATGAATATAATCCCTAAAGATTTCTCCACCATCATACATATCAACATCTCTACCATTTTTAATTTCTTCAATCATATATTGTAGAGCATTCTTTTTCTTGGAAACTTTAGAATCAGTCTTACCTAAAACATTAGCTAACCTAATGATACGATATTTAATATCAAAAGTTTCGCAATATGATATCAACAATTGTTCGGCCGCACGCTTAGTGATGGAATAGAATCCTTTTGGATCACAATATGAAGATTCTTTTGCTGGTAATTCTACATCACCATAAACAAACCAAGAACTTATAAAGTTGAATGTTACAGGTTTACCTTTACAGTGT